CCTGTGGACACGGAAACAGCCTGACCAGATCCGGGGCATTTCCGACCTGGCCCCCATCATCAAGCGGCTCAAAGATACCCAGGACTACCTGGATGCAGAAACCGTGGCCGCAAGAATTGCCGCCTGCTTCTCTGTATTCATCACCACGAAAGACGGCACCCCAGGCAAGATTGGCCGTATCGGCAATGTCAAAGACCCGGAGGGCAAGAAATTGCAATCTTTGCGCCCTGGCATGATTAAATACCTTGCGCCGGGGGAAACCGTAGAGACTGCCAGCCCTTCCCGTGGCATAGCCAACGCGAAGGATTACGTGGCCATACAGGAGCGCCTGGCGGGGGCGGGCCTTGGCATGAGCTATGAACTCATGAGCCGGGACTTCAACAAGTCCAGCTTTTCCAGCGCACGCCAGGGCATGCTTGAAGACAGGAAAACCTTTGAGCCCATGCAGCGCTACATGGTAGAGCATTTCTGCGCCACCGTTTACCGGGAATGGCTGGATTTGTGCGTTATGGCTGGCCTGCTGGATATCCCAGATTACTATGAGAATCGGGAAGCATACCAGAAGTGTGAATGGATGGCACCCGGCTGGGCCTGGATTGACCCAGAGAAAGAAGTAAAGGCAGATATTCTGGCCATACAGAACGGCTTCAAGACCCTTTCACAGGTTTGTGCTGAACGTGGCACAGATTGGCGCGAGGTGCTAGAGCAGTGGGCTCTGGAGAAACAGGAGGCCGAAGCCAACGGGGTCATACTGTCGATTCACACACCCATCAACGTACAGGCGGCGGCCCAGAACCATGCGGATGCTGCCGGGGGCAAAGATGACGAAGGAGACAAAAAGGAGGATGAAGATGAAACCGAAAGCGAGGACTAGAAACAAGAATGAGCCGTTGACCCGGGACTTTCGCGGGGGAATCTCCTGCCGCGCGGCGGGGGAAGAACAGGACAACCGCACCGTTGACCTGTCTCTTTCCAGCGAAGAACCCTATAGGCGCTGGTTTGGTAATGAGATACTGCTGCATGAAGCGGGAGCCATTGACCTCACCCGCCTGCAGGAAATCGGCGTTATGCTTTTCAACCATGATTCCTACAGCGTAATAGGAAAAATCCTTTCCGTGGAGCTGGATGAAGGAGAGCATAAGCTGAGGGCGGTGGTTCAGTTTGATGAAGACGAGGAAAGCGAGAAAATCTACCAGAAGGTTAAGAGCGGCACCCTCAAGGGCGTATCTGTTGGCTACATGGTGGAGGAATGGGAAGAAGTCCGGAAAGATAAAAAGAGCGAAGATGGCCGTTTCGAGGGCCCTTGCTACATTGCCAAGAAATGGACGCCCTATGAGCTTTCGATTGTTTCCATACCTGCTGATCCCACCGTAGGTGTAGGAAGAAGTTTGGATAATGAGCCTGAAGAAAGAAATGGAGATGCGAAAATGGACGAAAACATGAAGAATCCCACCCAGGGGGAGCCGGAGACTAAGGCACAGCCTCAGCCCCAGCCCCAGCCCCAGGTAAACGAGGAGGAAGTAAAGAGCGCAGCCGTACAGGCAGAGCGCCAGCGTGTGAAGGAAATTGACGGCCTTTGCCGCCAGTTTGGCATGGATTCTGCCAAATTCATTGAAGAGGGCACCACCGTGGAAGCTGCCCGCGCTGCTGTGCTGGAACAGCTGGCCAATGAGCGCAAGCCCCAGCAGGTGAACGTACAGGCCGACGAAATGGACAAGTTCCGTTCTGCTGCCATTGACGGCCTGGCTATGAGGGCGGGCATCGAGGTGGAGAAGCCTGCTGCCGGTGCCACTGACTTCCGTGGCAAGCGCCTGCTCAGACTGGCAGAAGAGTGCATTGAGCGCGAGACGGGCAAGAACACCCGAAACATGAATGATGAGGAGCTTGTGCGCGGCGCTTTGACCGGCACCGGCGCCTTCCCCGGTATCCTGTCCAATGTGGCAAACAAGTCCATGGCTCAGGCATACCAGGGGGCGGCTACTACTTACCAGTACTGGACAGCCAAAGGGAGCAATTCCGACTTTAAAGCTGCAACCCGTTACCGCCTGAGTGAGGCCGGGGATTTGAAGAAAATCAATGAGAACGGCGAATTCAAGCATGATGAACTCACTGAGAGCTCTGTAACCACCAGCGTGGTCACCTACGGCAAGTCTTTCTCCCTCACCCGCCAGGCCATTATCAATGATGACCTGGGAGCACTCAAGGCCCTGCCTTCTATTCATGGCGCGGCCTGCCGTCGTATGATCAACAAAATGGTATATCAGCTGCTGGCTGACAATCCCACCATTGAAGGCAAGGCTCTTTTCCATGCTGGCCATGGCAATCTGCAGACTGCAGCACTCACCGTGGCAGGCTTGGGAACTCTCAAGGCGGCTATGGCAAAACAGAAGAACATTGCCGGTAAGCAGTTCCTCAATATCCAGCCTGCCTATCTTCTGGTGCCCGTGGAGCTGGAAGTCACGGCAGCCCAGCTTATCAACTCTGTGGTTGACCCGTCGAAGAACAACGCCACGGTAAACCCCTTTGCCAACAAATTGACTGTGGTAGCTGACCCTGAGCTGGCGGCAAACAATGAATTTTACATGGTGGCAGCCCCTGGCCTTATCCCCACTGTAGAAATCACCACGCTGAACGGCAACGAGACCCCAACTATGGAGAGCGCTGTGCAGTTTGATACCCTGGGCATCAAGTGGCGCATTTATCATGATGTGGGCGTGAATTTGATTGACTTCCGTGGCATTCAGAAGAGCACTATCAGCTGATTAGGAGGATTGGACTATGGCAAAAGCAGTTTTTGTGCAGAACGGTGACAACATCGATGTTACCGTCACGGATGCGGTAGAGTATATGGATGTTGTGCCTTTGGAAGACCGGGTGGGCGTGGCCATGCAGGATATACCTGCCAGTGGCACCGGCACTGTAACCCTCACAGGCACCTATTCTCTCCCTGCCGCCACGGGGGCGGCTATCAAGGTAGGTCAGAAGGTTTACTGGGATAGCACCAACAGTGTTATCACCGACACGGCTACTAATAACACTTTTGCAGGCTATGCAATCACAGCGAAGGCCTCAGCAGGAACCGCCGTAACAGTACGGCTGGGCTGATGTCCTTCAAGGATATGGTGGCGGCGGATATTTCCGCCGTTTTCCTCAACCCAGACGAGTTTGGAGAGCCTCACACCCTTGAGGGGCGGGAATGTATCTGTGTTGTATCAGCTGATGCTACCAGCGACAGGAAAGCTGCTATGCAAGGAGGAAGGCGCACCCCGGACGGCCTCCATGGTGATTATGTCACCGTATGCGTGAAAGCATCTGATCTGGCCAAGGAACCCAAAGAGGGCAGCCCCTTTAGGATGGATGGCAAGCGCTATGTGGTGGATAAATGCACCAATGACATGGGGATGCTGACCATTGAGCTGGGGGCCTACCGTATGGGAGGCGGTGCATTTTGATTGAAATAGATGCCAGCGACCTGCAAAAAGCGGCAGAACTGCTGCAAGGGATGCCGGGGGCGGCCCAAAAGGCGGCTAAAACCGCCATCAGGAAAAGCATACGGGGAGCTAAAAAAGACGCCACCCAAAAGGCTAAGGAAAGATACACCATAAAGCCCACGTACATAACGCGGACGATGAAGTTTTCTTTCGCTGCCCTGGGCGCCACTCTGACATCAAGGGGGCGGGTGAATGACCTGGCCTATTTCAAGCATAAGCCCACGGCGGTTCCTAAAAGGCGGCCTCCGGCCGGGCAATATCTCTATAGCCAGGTAGTCAAAGGCCAGGGCGGCACCATTGCCCACGCCTTCCTGGCAAAGATGAAGTCCGGCCATGTGGGTGTATTCCGGCGTACAGCCGGAAACAGCTCTTTGCCCATAGAAAAACTCTCTGGCCCATCCACCCCGCAGATGCTGGAAAGCCCCTCTGTGAGGGAATATGTGGAAACCAGGGCACAGGAGAGACTGAGCAAGGAACTGGATCACGAGGTAAACGCCTTTTTGATGGGGTATAGAAGATGACACCGGCAAGATTAGTACAGGCCGTAACGGCAGAAGTAAAAGAGGCCGTCAAGGATTACAGGATGAAAGCAGAGGAGCAGGAAGACAAGGTGGTTTCCGTCTATGCTCAGCACATTCCTGATGAAGACTTCAAAGATGATAGTTTTTACCCTCTGGTGATTGTCAGCTGGCAGGGAAGTGAAGACACTGATGACGGCTCAAAAGCCACCATAGGGCTGACCTTTGGCGTGTATGGCCTTGATGGCAGCGAATTGCAGGAAGAGTGGGCAGAAGCTGAAGAAGGCAGGCCGGGGGCGGATGGCAGAGGAGAAGGCGCATGGCAGGACTTGCTTTCAATCATGGAGCGGGTGCGCCAGCGCCTTCTTATTTTCCGCCTGCTGGATAATAATTTCCGGCTTATCCTGCCCACGAAATTTGAGACTATTGAAGCCCAGCCCACTCCTTTCTGGTTTGGTTATGGCACTCTGTATTATGAGATAGGCCAGCCAAACGAACAGATGGAAAGCGACTGGAAAGAAATGTTGGAGGAAGAAGCATGAGCGCAAAAAAAGAACCCGTGCAGGGTGCAGCAAGCCAGCAGGGAACGGGGCCCGTTATCTATCTGGGCCCTAATAAACTCATGAAGGCCCTCAAGACGTATACCGTCTATAAGCAGGAGCCTACGGAGTTTATTTCTTCCCTGCAGGATGAATACAAGAACATTAAGCGGCTCTTTGTTCCTGTGGTAGATATGAACCGGGCCCAGGCGGAACTGAAGAAGAAAGGCACCCCCATCAACCTGGCATATCAGGAAATGATTCAGTAAAGGAAGGAGAAAGACATGGCATATAAGCATGGTATATACACCAGTGAGGTAGCCACCAGCCTGGTGCCCATGACACAGACCGACAGTGGCCTGATTGTCGCCTTTGGCACGGCCCCGGTGCATCTGGCTACTTCTCCGGCAGAAGTCAACAAGCCGGTATTATGCTACACCTACCAGGAGGCTGTGGCGGCTTTTGGCTACTCTGATGATTGGGATAAATACACCCTTTGCGAACTGATGAAAACCCAGTTTGCTCTGTTCAACATGTCGCCTGTGGTACTTATCAACGTGCTGGATCCCAGCAAGCACAAGGCCGTAGTCAGCAAAGCAGAGAGTAACCTGGATGATGGCGTGGCCACCATTGCAGAACCCGCCCTGCTGGATACTGTGGCAGTTTTTGCAGCGGCAGACGCTGAGACGGCGCTGGTGGCAGACACCGACTACACAGCCGCCCACGACGATGAAGGCAACCTTATCATCACGGCCCTGGCAGGCGGCGCCCTGGCAAGTGCTACCAAAGCATACGTGTCCTACACGAAATTGAACCCTGCTGCCGTTGAGGCCAATGATATTGTGGGCGGTATTGATATCGTCACCAATAAGCCTGAGGGCCTGGAACTCATCGACGAAATCTATCCCCGCTTTGGCCTTGTGCCGGGGATTATCCTCGCTCCCAAATGGTCTCAGAATGTGAACGTCTCTGCCGTCATGAAGGCGAAGGAGCATAACATCTGTGGCCACTTCAACGCCATTTCCGTGTGTGATATCCCCACGGGGACTGTCAAGAGCTACACGGAGGCAAGCCAGTGGAAGAATAACAACATCGGGGCAGATAAGGATTGTGTTCTTTGCTGGCCTAAACTGAAGCAGGGAGACTACAAGTTCCACCTGTCCACCCAGCTGGCCAGTGTCATGAACTACACGGACAGCCAGCATGATGATATTCCCTACTATTCCCCGTCTAATAAGAGCCTGCAGGCCGATGGGGCGGTATTGGAAGACGGCACGGAAATCTTCCTGAACACCTCCC